GGTCTGCACGGAGGGAGCAATAGCTTCCACAACGCCCGCAGCATCCTTTTGGTAGATCAGGCCACAGTGAGTGGTGAAATCACCAGCGTAGTTGTTGTTTTCACCTTGAACAGCAGCAACGTTACCGGCCAGGAAAGGCAGGTTGTTGGAGCGCTTGATGCTGATACCAGCGATCTCATAGAGACCCTCACCAGAGTTCATCGAACCCTGAGTGTTACCGAACTCACGGTACAGGATGTTGGTATCAACTTGGCTGATCAGAGCGTAGTACTGACGAGGAGACAGCACAGCGGTACGACCAGTCTTGGGCAGGTTCTTCTCATCCATGATGGAAGCAGCCTCAAAGAAGGCATCCACAAGTGCCTGAGCGTCATACTCTTTGTTAGCACCCAGTTGGATTACGCTACCGCCGGGCTCAGGGCCAGGAGCGGCAGTGATGGGGTGAGCTTCGCGTGCAGCCTTTGCGATCTGACGGAAGATTTTTTTGTCGTAAGCTTCAGCCAGAGCGTGGCCGATCTTTTTGGCGATCTCACCGCGCAGGCTGTAGTGAGCCAGAGTTTCATCCAGGTCATAGACGAATGCCGAGCTGATCAGCAGGTCGTCACAGACGATGGTCTTCTCAGCCACCGGGGGATCCCCTGAACCGAGAATTGGCGTGCCAGGAAGGTGATATCCCGCCTGCATACGGCCAGTGAAGATGAACTGCATAGCCTTACCGTTCTTCAGGGTACGGCTCTGCACAGTGCCTTTGGCGATGGTGGCGCTTTCATACGCCTTGAACATTTCGCCAGAGAACAGCTTCAGATAGGTTGCGTACTTAGTATCATACGCATTGGCACCAGAGGTGCTGGATACGGCTTTATTAAGCGTACCCAATACGGTTTGAGTAGTGTTAGCCACAATAGTTAAGAGAGAAGTTTGTGTTCGTTCTCTCTAAGCGCTTAGAGAATCACATGATTAGACATGTGTTCATTAAAGGGTTTGTTTGGTGTCGTCTCTCCGACTGTCATGACTAAGGGTATCGGCGTACCGGCCTCAGCCAAGTAGAGCAGGGTCCGACTCTGAGGTGTCCTGCTCCGTTTCTTTATTTAGTTTTGGGTGTGTAAGCAACGCCGCGATACTTCAGCTTCTGCTCCTTTTCAGCAGCTTTCTGCTCCCGTACACGGGCATCCGTTTCGACTTGAGTCATTGTAAGGACCGAAGTACCTACCCCCCGTTCCATGAGTAGGTGTCATGCGTTCCCGAAGGAATGAACGGACGACGTTTCTTAGTTCATTACGCAGGCCAGGCAGCACCACCGGCCTGAACTTTCACACCTTTCGGGCTAAGTTCAGTCAGGGTCTGGTTTGCCTCACCGTAAGCACTACGGAAGGCTTCTGCGCCAGCAGCGGTAGTAACATACTGCACGGTTACCGAAGACACCTTCGGATCATAAGGAGTTGCTTTTGCCATTGTTATCCAATAGAAGGAGCCACCAGTGCCACAGGGGTGGTTTCAGCACTGGCAAGGTCAAGAGGGAAGTTATGGGCATTCCGTTCGTGCATCACCTCAAAGCCAAGACCAGCTCGGTTGAGGATGTCTGCCCAAGTATTGATCACTTTCCCGTCAGACGAGAGAAGAGATTGGTTAAAGTTAAAACCGTTCAGATTAAATGCCATTGTAGAAACGCCCAAGGCAGCGAACCAAATCCCTACCACCGGCCAGGCAACAAGGAAGAAGTGTAGAGAACGGCTATTATTGAAAGAAGCATATTGGAAGATCAAACGTCCAAAGTAACCATGAGCTGCAACAATGTTATAAGTCTCTTCCTCCTGCCCAAACTTGTAACCATAGTTCTGACTTTCCTGTTCAGTAGTCTCACGTACCAGCGAGGACGTAACAAGGGAGCCGTGCATAGCACTGAATAGCGACCCACCGAAAACCCCAGCGACACCCAACATGTGGAAGGGGTGCATGAGAATGTTATGTTCGGCTTGGAATACCAACATATAGTTGAAGGTTCCTGAAATACCCAAAGGCATCGCGTCGCTAAAAGAACCCTGGCCAAAGGGATAGACGAGGAAAACTGCAGATGCCGCTGCAACGGGTGCTGAGTATGCGACACAAATCCAGGGCCTCATCCCTAGTCGATAGCTAAGTTCCCACTCGCGTCCCATGTAAGCATAGATGCCAATGAGGAAGTGGAAGACCACAAGTTGGAACGGTCCCCCGTTGTAGAGCCATTCATCAAGTGAATTAGCTTCCCAAATTGGGTAGAAGTGAAGTCCGATGGCATTGCTGCTCGGAACGACGGCTCCCGATATGATGTTGTTTCCATAGAGAAGGCTACCGGCTACAGGTTCGCGGATGCCATCAATGTCAACTGGTGGAGCCGCAATGAATGCAATTACAAAGCAGATGGTGGCTGCAAGGAGACACGGAATCATCAGTATTCCAAACCAGCCGATATAAAGACGGTTGTTAGTCGAAGTGACCCAGTTAGTAAAAAGCTCCCAGGAAGACTCCTGAGAGCGGGAATCTGCAATAGCAGTTGTCATTGAAGTTAGTTAAGTCGAGTTACTTTTACCCGTCCAACTCCAGAGCCAGTGAGACCGATTGCATCAGCCGCACCTTTACTAAGATCAATACTCCTTCCAGAAATGTAGGGACCACGATCATTAACCCGAACAACGGCACACCTTTGGAAGCAAACACGTAAGCGTGTTCCAAAAGGGAGTGTCTTGTGCGCAGCAGTAAGGGATTGTTGATTGAATCGTTCGCCATTAGCCGTGAGGTTTCCATTAAAACCAGGCCCATACCACGAGCTAATGACTGACAGAGTAGTTAGAATAGGAATCATAATAATAAAGCGAAGGACTTTATATTGCTAACTCCTACTAGTCCCGCTAATAAACGCGCATTAAAAGCGGGACTTATAGCTCAGCAGCCTTTCTTGCCGCCGCTTCCTTTGCCTTTACCTTTCATGATCAGAATTGAATGTTTGAACGTTCAAGCTTCTCTGCTACATCCATACGGTATGCAGGGTCGTTGTCGTAACGAGGATCGCTCATGGCACGAACTACTTCTGCTTGTGATCGGAATACGTCAGCAGTGCTGCGTGGCGCAGTGCCAGTGAGTAATTCTCCCTCAACACCAACGGCATCCTGATAGCGCCCATAGAGGGCTTGTGCTGCAAAGAACATCGCCAATGGATCCCCACGGTCCATCACCGCGTCGTACATCCCAATCTCTTGTTCAGAGAGGTTCTCAGACGCCCATTGAATCATGGATGTGTAGCCCTCAGGACCACCAACTGATTGTTGGATCTGTTCGATGTCTCCTTCAGAAGCAATCGGAGCAGTCTGTGCCTGTTGATTCTCAAGGAACAGGTTGACTACATCAACAGGATTCATGCCTTCCACTTGCTTGACAAGATCTTGGTCCCACTCACCTTTCTGGTAGGACTGCATGATCTCCTCATACAGTGAGTTCTCTTCCTGTTCAGTCTCTTCAGCCTCTTCCTCAGTGTCGTCTTGGACTTCTACTTCTTCGTCTTCCTGCTTACCGCTAAGACGCTTCTGAAGCTCCAGATAACCACGCTCTAGTTCTTCTGCATTACGGTACTTGCCAGCCAAGAGTTGTTGCTCTTCTTGTGCTAGACGTTCTCCAATCTCAAGGGATTCTTGCTCATCAGCGGAGAGTTGCCCCTCCATCTCATCATTGGGGTTAAGAGTAAGTTCGATTGCCATTAGCTGTAATTACGGTGAGATTACCAAGACCGACAGTCTTTACGTAATCGGGTGAACGACCGATAGTTGGTTCGCCAATCTTGCTTGGCTTCATATTGACTGAAGTAGGTTCAGTCTCTTCTTGGGGAGCCTCAACTTCAACCAGGGACTGGCTGGGCTTCTTGTTCTGTTTCTGGGGGCGGACTGGAGTTTGCTTGTCCATATAATTGATTTAATGCTTCTGGGTTTTTCGATGGATCCAAAACAGGTGTGCTGGCCAATGCAGCTGCCTGCTTTGTGAGTTCCATCTGTTGTTGTTTCTGGAAGTTTTCCTGACGTTCCTGCTGAATGTCCTGCATAGACTTGACAAGGTTGAGCACGTCAATCCCTTGAGCAGCAGCGAGACGCTTAATTGCCTCGTCGATGTTCATGTAGGTAGTGACTGCTTCAGGGCCAAGTGTCTGAGCAATAATTGTGAAGAACTGACCTAATGACTCCCGATCTTGCCCACGACCAAGTGCGTTAATACCTGCAACAATCGTAGGACGCACCAGATCTTTTGGAATCTTAGGAATATCTTGATTTTTCTGCAGAACTGATAGCTTGCGGTTCAGGTAGGGTACTAGGAATTCAACAGTCAGGAGACTAAACAAACCACCGAGCTGCTGTTCCAGTTCCATCTGGGTCATCCTGACTTCTTCCGCTGTAGTACGTTCGCTATTCCTTACGTTTAGGATTAGGAACGCTTCACTCAGGCGACGTTCAAGAACCTGTGCCATCTCCATGGCAGTTCGGAAGTCAGCTGTCTTACCGACTTGTATAACAGAGATATCATCAGGCCGGCCCTGAACGATGGCTCCGTTGCCTGCAGCGGCTAGTGTCTGGGGTTTTGTCGTACTAGATGGGGACACAGTGAAGACCACTTTTGCGGCCACTGCAGAACCTTCTACGAGTGCCTGCATCAGCGCTTCCAACGACCGTAGGTCACCAAGAAACTCTTCAACGCGTCCACGTCCATACGGTTCACCATCCACTACATTGAAGCGGAGAACAAGCCAAGGATTGGCATCTATAGGAGCCTTACCTTGTGAGCCAGGGATGATTTTATCGAAGACCTCTTGATGCCAGATAAAGCGATTATTATCTCGCCTAATCCATGTGTAGACATCAACATCTTCTTCGTTGTCTGCACCATCCTCACCAGGAGAATTGACAGGTGCAATGTTTGTCAGTAATGGTTGCAGCAGCTTGCGGCTGATGCGTTCGCGTGTGACGATTTCTAAGACTTCACCGTTACCATCTCGATCTACGACATACCTATTCAAAGGATACAGCTTAAGTCCCTTTGGACCCATATAGACCAATGCGTTACCACCAACAACCAAATGCTTTAGTGCCTGGTGGACAGTAACGCGATCACTAGATGCTGCAATAATTTCCATCACTGACCGCTCCAACTTAGCGAAGGAGAGGTCAAGATCTGAACGTGCTTCCATCGGCAGATCAACACCGATCTTGGAGTCATCAATCTGTAGCTTAAAGAAGCTGGTTTGAGGAGGCAGTAGTGCCAGCATCAACTTGGATGCCAGAGTGACTACCCCCTTTGCCCCAACGCTTTGCCATGGTGTGATGAGCCGAGCATGAGTCGAACGACTGGTCTCCTCTTCCTGTCGGATGAGGTTAGGCAGTGTTAGATCAGAGCACTGAATAGCTGTGTCTAGAAACTGGGTACGATACTTAGTTAGATAATCGTATCGTGTTTTAGCTTTCATTTATTTAGCCATAGTTTGTACCGACGCCTGCTCCGTAAGAAGGAGCGATCCTCATAGAGCCAGTGCCTTGAGCCTTTCGGCCAGCACCAGCCCGGCTACCTTTCTTACCTTTCCAACCCGTTGCGAATGACGACAGGTCAGCACCTGCGCCATTTTGCATAGCGTCAGGGTTAGTCACAGGATCACTTACAACAGGATCAGCGACCACAGCTGTGGGATCACCATCTCCAGGTCCATTGCCGGGATCAGCCTCAGGCGGTGTATAGAAAGGTGTGTACTGAGTTATCTGATCCTGCCCAAACCTTGTGTCAGACCAGTTCTTGCCAGTACCTTGAGAGAAGATCGGCTGACCGTTGTACCGACCAAACACACCGAATCCTTTAGGCATCTTGCCTGCGCCAGGGATAATTTTGCTTTCCTGGTCCTTTGTTCTGGGCATAAAACTATCACCCATTGCAAATAGATTCTGAGCAAGTGGCCCATCGTACTTACCCATGGGTCGATACGACGTGTCACCATATTTACCAGAGAAGATCTGATTGTACAAGCCACTTTTAATACCAAGAGGATTCATCCCCTTTGACGCTGTATTACTGTTGAGCTTGTCCATGCGCCCAAGTACGTTCAGGCCAGACTTGCCGAATTCATCAGTAAGGTAGTTCAGTTCCTTTTTGCTTACGAGGTTAGGTGTCTTACCACGTGCCCCAGCAATCCGAAGAGCCTGAGCCAAATTCTTGGCATCAGTCATCTTCATCTTACCGGCATTGGTAGTACCATACTGCTGCATCCACTGATCACCAAGACCAAATCCTTGCGACTTGGCGTAGTCTGCTACCTGCTGTGCAGACATTCCTCCGGCAGTGTTCAGGACTTGCTGGAATTCGGGTGAATCGTAGAACTGCTGACCGATGGTATTACCTTGGTTTGCCTGATTCCTGATTGCAGTATCAATAGCAGGATTCATCTGCTGCTGAGCAGCGGTTGCAGATGCCTGCCGCTGAGCGGATTGCACTGCTTGCTGGTTTGCTGTGATCAGCTTTTGTGCATTGGAGGTGTTGACACCAGCCTTGCTAAGTGCCTTAACTTGCTGCTGTGATACAGCCTGCCCTGAACTGGTAGCCTGCCTTACTGCAGTCTTTGCCTGTTGTTTAGCCTTTTGTTGCGCTTTGCTAGCCATTGTTATCTTCAGTGAGACGATGGTTGATCCACTCGACCACTGAACGTTGGCCAGAGCGGTACATTATGAGATTAGTTGGATCATCCGGGTGGGGATTGACTGGTGGAAAGTTATCCTCCAATTCCTGAAGGATAGCTTGAAGCTGGAGACCAGAGGTCTCAAGCATACTGAGGTAGGTTGGTGTTTGCATGTTCAAAGAACGCTGGCATTCTTCCTCTACGTGTGTCAGACAATTCAGGTGCTTTGCCTTGATACATCAGAGAGTCACTCGAATCCAGCCAAAATTTTCTGTCCAGATATTTGACCTCAGTATTTTTACCTAGAGGTTCAAGCACCCAATTAACGGTTGCCTTCCTGAGGCGATCGAGAGAAGGACTCCAATCGAGACCAAGCTCAGTACATACCAGGCTATTCGCTGCCACATGGACTTGTTCATCACGAGAGATATCAGCGCTTACTGTTCGGAGACCAGCATCACCGCAAAATCTGAAGAATGGGAGTAGCACAAAGAAAATTGCACGCTCGGCAACAAGTGCCTTGAGGATCGTGTGATCTGGATGAGCAATCCAGGCGTCCCGAAGACGCTTCGCTTCGGCTTCAGCCTTTTCATCAACGCCGATAGCGTTGGCGATGTAACCGAGTGCAAGGTCGTGATTTTCCTCGTCCTTGATATTGGATTGAAGGAGATCCCTCGCCAGGTCTGGAACTTCATTCTTCAGTGCATCAGTAATAAAATCTCCAACGGGAAGTTCCATGTGGCGTATTGCCAAGGCACGGTAGATTGTTTCTTCTGCTCCTTCACGAAGCTTCCCAGCTGTGGTCTGTACCGGAGACCACTTCCGTTTACGATCTAGTAGTTTTTGATAGGGGTTCATTCGCCGCAATTACAATCAGGAGCAGGATCATTAAGAAGAGACTCCAGGTATGCGGTAACGTCACCATCATCCAATGCGGCATAGGCATCAGACTTGTCTTGAACGTCACCCATTACCTGGAGACTGTAGTAAAGAGAAGTCTGTGGACTTGCCAACCAATCTTCGATGAATTGCTCATCATAGGTAACCACATCTGACCAGCTGTTAAAGGAGTATCCATGCAACAAGCCGGTGCTATCGAGCAGACGAACGATGCCGTCCACTACTCGTTTGTATGACTCCCAGCCAACTTCAGACGCGATCTCAACAGGACCGTAGTCAAAGCTCTGGACGCCAAACGTACCGCTGTCACGGTCCACTTGACGGGCAATGGGAGGAGCGATCTCAGGACAGGTTGTGTATCCACCGAGATCGGTGTATCGGTAACTGCACGAGGCAGTCGGAGCGATAGCAAAGGCACGCTCCATTTTGTTGAACTTGGCAACCTCAGCAGCTTGACGAATACCTGAGCTGATCTCATGAGCCAGTACCGCAGCAGGAGTTCGCTCATGAGGACGGTTGTTGTTGATGTTCTCCAACGCCTCACCAAACTCTTTGTAGCTCACCCCTTGCTGTCGGAGCAAGTTGGCAAGCCCAAGAAGTCCAAGACCCACTTGACGATCTGTTGACGGAGGGAGATATTCTCCACTGCTATCGACATTTGTCTTACCATGGAGTTCACACAGCTCGGACATTCCGTTGACAAATGCACGTTGTATGTCTCCGACTTCACATGCGCCAAGGTTGACATGTTGAAGCAGACATGTACCCCGTGAGGGCAGATATACCTCAAGGCAGACGTTCCCCCGGATGCGATTTCCATTTCGATCTACCTTTGTTTTGTTAAGCCAGATGTCTCCCTTGCGGATGCCATCAAGAAGTGCTTCCTTTACGTTCTCGGTGGCTTGTTCCCACCAGTGATCGTTAATGTTGACGCAACGCTTAACCCAAGGCAGCTCAGAACGACTAGCAGTAATGAACTCCAGCACATCAGGATGGTTGAGATCAAGATGACATACAACAGCTCCATTCTTGTAGACTCCTCCGCGCCTCAGGATTTCATTGAGGGTTGAGTAGATCTTGGCAAAGGACACAGGACCAGATGCCACAAGACCTTTGCCGTTCTCAGCACCTTTGGGACGGAGCTTAGAGAGGTGTACGGCTACACCCGCACCGTACCTCAGTGCGTGACTCACAAAGCGCCACGAGGCTTCAATGCCGTTCTCCCCTTCCATTGTGTCTTCCACCACGAACACGGTGCAAGAAACGGGGAGACGGCTGGTGGGATCATCAATCCAGGACTGCACACGCCCAGTACGGGCGATCAGTTCTTTGGTGGTTGTAGACATTATTAAACGAGATCAGTAAGATTAGGAGGTTGATAGTTCGGTCCTTTCAGAACCTTGCCGTCTTCACGGCGGATTGGTTGTCCATCTTCCCCGAGCTTCGACATGTTGCTCAGGTGGACACGGTTGAGAGCTTCATCGAGATCCCAACTCAAGTTCTCTGCATACTGGTAGCAGACATAAACAAGATCAGCGAGTTCCTTCAGACAGTCAGCTGCATTCACCCGCAGACCCATGATCAGTTGATTCTCTGCATCAAGAAATTCTTTGAACTCCTCAACGATCAAAGTCCGCTGCATAGTCCGTGAAGCTGGCGTCGTACTGTTCCTCACTTGGAAACCAGACCTGAACTCTTTTGCTTGCTGACTGATAAAGGATTTCGTTTTCGAGTTCATTCTGTAGATAATGGATTGCTTTAGTTAGATCTTGCGTCTTGCTGTCTTTATGTCCAGCGCGACATATATATTTGATGGCGTTACCCAGATGGAAGTTCAGGTCTTGGTCTCGGATGAAGTCCCAAACTTGAATGCTTCCCCGTCTGTAGTACGACGGTCCTGTGGTATTTGAGTCGGCCATTTCTTAACTAGATTGGATAGTGAATTGCTGAGGACAAAGTTCTGATGCTGCAGCGCAAGGAACACTGTGATCACATCTTCCAGTTTTGTTTCTGGATCACGTAGTGCGTTTTCAATTCGCTTCAGCTTGAACTGTTGCTCCATCGTCATTTCGACTATCGGAGCTGGGAGACCAAAGTCTTGGTTCTTGATTGGTGAAATCATAATCTTCCACTTGAAGGATCTTTGCGAGGCGTGCATTCTTTAGTGCATCTTCCTCAGTGAGACCCTTCTCAAGAAAAGTCTCCAATACGGTCTTCCAGGTTGCACCCTTCTCTGTCAGGATTGCGTCTGCTCTCTTGACTCCGATGGTGGGTACACCGGCATAACCATCTGTCTGGTCACCCGCCATTGTTTGAATCAGATGCCAGCGATTACCCTCTTCCTTTGTAATTGTCACTACACCTTCAGATAGGTCGTAGAGATCGCCTGGAATCTGGCGCATGTCCTTATCGGGACTGCAAATGATGTGACCCTGTTCCTTAGTTGCGTAAATACCGAGTGCATCGTCAGCCTCAAGCTGAGGCATCACTACAACCGGATACTCCTCTTTGAGTTTGTTGATGACCCTTTTGTAGCCGCACGGTTTTTTTCGGTTTCGATGTCCCTTATAGTCAGGATCGACCAGTTTACGAAAGTTGCTAGAATCAGAAAAAAACAGAATAGTATCGTCAAAGGAGCCAAGGTCTTTAGCTATCGTGTACAGCTCTCTCTCTACATATTCGTAGGCTTCAGTGAATCGACTGGTTACTGTGATGACATCATCGCCCCAGTCGATCTCTGATTCTGTTGCTGCACAGCATTTATATACGATGAAGTCGGCGTCAACTAGTAAGCTCATTTACCTTGACCACGACTGAGCTTTTTTCCACGCTTTGGTAGGCTGCGTGTACCGTTACCTTGATGAGTGTGTTTGAACTTAGCGCGTGATTGGAACTCAACTCTGCCTAGCGATGTTTTTGATTTGGTTGCCATTGATTAGTTCCAGAAGTCTTCGAGACCAGGCGGACAGTGATATTTCTGGACATACCTATTGGAACCATTCTTTGTTTTCCAGCGACAGCTCCATCCAGACAGGTCTGTTCCAGTAGCTGGTATTACAATGACTGGGTAGACAGGTAGTTCTACCTCAGACGCAGCAGAAGACATCCAACAATAGTTATTGCGAATGTCCTTTGCCCATGACGCTAGCTTTACGTCGATCTCGTAGATCTTGCTGCCATACTTAAAGCAGATATCTGTCTTCCCATCGCATCCGGTGTTCTTAAATACCGTAGCCCCTCGTGCCATCAAGGCAGTACAGGCATACAGCTCTGCAATATCACCAGCACGATTGCAGCTGAAATCAATGTGTGTCAGCCCACGTACTGCCGGATGTTGCGTCTGCTGCGATTGGGATTCTGAGGTTGTAATATTCTCCAGCATGAGCTGCTGCCCACTGGAGAGCAAACTTAAGGTCATTGATAAAGGGTGGTGTAGTTTCAAACTGCAGTTCGTCATGAACGAATGCAAGTTGGTGAGCCTCTATATCGGCTCTAATAATTGCTTCGTGGGTTAGGACCATCCACCGTTTGGCGATCACCCCAGCTCCACTCTGCAGCAAATAGTTCAGAGCCTTATGCCCCGAGTCAACGCTGATATGCCTACCGTCGATGCTCCTGATGTAGCCTCTTTTAGCAGCATTCTTGGTAGCTTCCACAAGCTTCTGAAGGCCAGGAATAGCATCCATGTAAGCTTGTCGAATCTCTTTTCCTTTTTGTTTTGCCTTGTCCGGGGAAAGGCTTTGGTCATAACTCTCACCTATGCGCTGATCTCCAGCGCCATAAAGAAATGCA